TTTGGAAATATCAAAATGACTGAGGATTGATTTTAGATGCCAAAATTTTGATTTTTATGTTTTTTGATGTAATACCATTAACAGTAGTGAGATAATCGAAATTTTGCAAAATTGCAGTTTTTTACTTTTTTTTCATCATATATATATGTATAAATATTAAGAACTCATTAACAAAATTTTAACAAAATAAATTTGGTCCTTATTTATTAAGGCTGTATATTTGTATTGTTAATGAATGATGAAATAAACACCAAAACAACGTTAACAAAATTTTAACAAAATAAATTTGGTGGTTTGAAAAAAACGTTTTATTTTTACATCATAATTAACAACAACATTTTTACCATACATATTGCCTAACTAAGCATTTAATCACTGGGTAAAACGTTCTTTGAATTTCATAAATTTTTAACCGTTTCGGGGTAACACAGGAAACTGCCCGAAGCACAAATTTTAACAAAATGAAAAAACTATTTTTCTTAAGCGCAATTGCACAATTTTCTGCACAAACAGCCGAAAACGGCGGCGGAACACCAGAACCAAAAAAACTAAGTTCTGAAAAATTAACCGAATTGCAAAACGCCTACAAAGCGGCATGGGATTCAATGTTGAAAATGACAGACCCTTTCGCAAAAGAAACTAAAGATGCCAAATTGGCAGTTTGGAAAATTGAAGGCGAAATAAAGGCAGAAGAGGCAGCCATCTTAAAAGCGGAAAATGAAGCACGAATTGCAGAACAGCGTAATCAAAGGTTATTGTTAAATGCAAACCAATTAGCGGCTCATGTTGCATTGTTAACAATCAAAGCCGACAAAAAAGCAACTGCCGAAGCAGTAGCGGAAGCACAAACTGCATTTGATAATGCTAAAGAGTTGGTTGATAACGAATTGTTAGCAAAATACGCAAAATCTGCACCTGCCAAAAAGGCGGTTGATGGAGATGCTCCAAAAGCCGACAAAACAGCACAAACTGCAGAAATTGTAGAACATTACTTAGCCGGTAAAACAAATAAGGAAATTGAGGATTTAGGTTTTGCACGTTCTACAGTTTGGCACGCAATTAACAACTACAAAAAAGCTAACGCTTAATTAGTTGTTAATTAACAGGTTAACTGATGAGGACTAAATGTCCGAAACTACTTCCATTATGGAAGTAGTATTAACCAAAAATCACACCAAAAATGAACACTTATTTATTATGCAGTTTGCTAATTATCTCTATTTTTTCAATATGCCTATATATTGAATTTTCAAATTCTAAATTGGCAAAGCAAGCAAGGAAGCACCTTCAGGATTGGAGTAACAGGAATTTTGCAGGTTTTGACAACTACAATTTTTAAAAATGTAGATAACTTGTTGATAACATCTATCAAATAATTTTGGTAGATGTTTTTTTGTTTTTTGAAAATACAGTTTTTGAAAATCCAGTCTTTAGAAATTTAGTATAAGTAATTTACTTGATAAGTAAATTGTAAAAAGTATATACATATACTATCATATATATATGTGTGTATTAACAGGTACTAAATAATACCAATATAAATACATAACACAGTACTATGTATTACAAAATACTGTATTTTTTGCATAATGCAAATTACGTATAAGAATTTATTCGTACATTGTATATTTACTAACATTTTACTAACATTACAAAAAATCTATATTAACAAAATTTTAACATTTTTTATTTTGGCAGTACTCAAAAAAGTTGTAATATTGTATATCGGTTTAAAAACCCCGATTAAATATTATGGACTTACTAAACAATGAACAAATTTCAAATTTAAAAGCCAAAATTAACGCTGTTGAAAATTACAAAAATGATTTCAATAACCTGCTTTACATTATGGAAAAGTTTAATAATTCGTTAACCGAATGCAAATTACATAATATCATAATATCTGATGATGAAAAATGTCCGTTTCCATTTGACGAAAATTTGAGTGAAATGCTGGCAAAAATGGAAATTTATAAAAATGAAATGTTCCAGTAGCTTTAATTAATATACTACTAATCCCAAAAAAAATTTGGGATTAGAGTTCGCCTATTTCCCTCTCCCACAAATTTTTCCCTAACTTTCAGATTAAATGTCTTAGATTTTTCACAATAAATTTTGAAATAAAATGGCTGAGAATACCAAACTGATTGAAGTAATAAAAAATGTATTACATTATTGAGTAATATTCGTAATGATGCTATATACAATCCAGATGTATTAAGCGACAGAGTTTTAACTAATGAAATTTTACAAAATACTGGAAGTATGTTATTTGTAAAGAGCCAACGTAACACATTTTCTTTGTGGCTAAATTCGGGCAAAAAGTTATTAACCAGTGTTGATAACTTTTTTTGATATATATATATATGTAACGTAAATTTGTAAATAAATGCAGGCATCAATTATACTTACAGAGACCTTGCGAGACTTAAGATATGGTGTTAGAAGAATTAGGCATCAAGGAGGTCAGTATAGCGGTAAGACGGTAAACATTTTAGGAGCTCTTACAATTATTGGTAGCGAAGATACAGATGGTGGAGTTACGACTGTTACATCAATGAGTTTTCCGCATTTAAAAGGTGGAGCATTAAGAGACTTTGAGATGTATGTTTACCCTCATTTTAAGAGTGTTATTCAGAAATATCATAAGACAGATCATTTGTTTACTTTGAAGAGTGGGCACATGATTGAGTTTAAGGTTTTTGATAACGAATTTGCTGCTCGTGGTCAGAAAAGAAAAAGATTGTTTATAAATGAGGCTAATAAGTTTGATTATATGACTTATTGGCAGTTAGACTCTCGTAGCGAACAGACAATAATTGACTATAATCCAACCATTAGATTTTGGGCTCACGAAAAGCTAGAAAACGATGGGGAAACAAAGTTTTATATATCAGACCATAGACATAATCCATTCCTAACTGAGGCAAAGCATAGAGAAATTGAAGGAATAAAAGACCCTGAATTATTTAAAGTTTATGCAAGAGGAGTTACTGGAAATGTAACAGGAGTTATTTTTCCAAACTGGGAGATTATTGACGACGAAGATTTTCCAAAAGATAAAGATGAAGATTGGATATACAGTATTGACTTTGGATATACAAACGACCCTACAGCTATTGTTAAAATTTGTAAGATAGGAAATAACCTTTTTATCAAAGAATTGGCTTACGAAACTGGATTAGCCCCAAAGTCAATAAGGCAAATATTAGTAGGAAACGGTTATAAAGAGTCTATGCCACTATACTGTGAACATGACCCTGAAATGGTTAGGCTTTTAAGAAATTTAGGTGTTCAAGCATTTTTGGCAAGGAAAGGACAAGGAAGTATAAACGCTGGTATAGAGTTGATTAACACATACGATGTTAAGTATTCTTCATCAAGCAAAAATTTACACAGAGAAAGAGGTATGTATATATGGAGTACAGAAAAGGATACTGGAAGAATGACAAATATACCAGTTGACTCTAACAATCACTTGATGGATGCTATAAGATATGGCATATTCACAAAATATTTAAGAAATAATCTATAATGAATAAGTTTCAAAGTTTTATAGCTACAAAATTACTAGGTATAAGAGGAGTTGATATGTCTGGAGCTAATAATATATTTGGTACTTTAGGTTCAAAAGCTGTTCCGATTGTTTCTACAAAAAGTTTTATCCCTTCGGATGGAAATGGTGGAACAATAGATTTAACAGGAAATGGAGATGGAGGAAATGCTGTTTGGTTGGGGTTAGACACTAAAGTAATGCAGTTTTGGGCCTATGTTTTCTGTTCTCCTTTAAGTGGTGTTATTGATAGATTAGCTGAAGCCGATACAAATGGAAGAATAAGATTTATTGATGAAGATACAAGAGTTCCTATAAAAAACTACAGAAAAAATCCAAAATTATTAAGAATAAAAAAACTTTTCAGAAAACCAAACCCTTGGCAGACATGGGAAGAGTTTGAGGGTGAGCAAGTTGTAATATGTAAGATATTTGGATATTGCCCTACATTTGCTATTGGTTCAGATATTTTAGATAGGTCTTATACATCTGCTTTTGTAAATATAAACCCTATATTTTTAAACCCAGTTAAAAACGAAAATTATAGTATCTTTAAAAAAGAAGGTATTATAAAAAGCTGGGATTTGAATTTATTTGGACAAACATATTCTTTACCAGCTAAAGATATTATATTATTTACTGATGGATATATAAGTAGAGGAACAAATGACTTAGGCCTTCCTTTATCAAAAGTAAGCGGTATGGATTTCTTTATATCTAACATTTGTGCAGCTATGGAGGCTGATAATGTTATTTTAAAGAAGAAAGGTCCTTTAGGAGTTTTTTCTTTTGACCCAGGAAAAGATATGGCAGGAGCGACTCCATTAGACCCTACAGCAAAAGATGATTTACAGAAAGATTTATCTAGGTACGGACTTACAGTTGGTCAAATACAGTATGTAATATCTAAAATGCCTGTAAAGTGGAACGCAATGTCTTTCAATTTGAGGGACTTAATGACTAAAGAGATTATCAGGAATGGTATAGATGGAATTTGTGATAGATTTGGTTATCCTGCTGAGTTGATGAGTGGAAAGAACGCAACTTACGAAAATAGAAGTTCTTCAGAAAAATTTCTTTATCAGAACAACATAATACCATTTTCTTTGAGGAGAATAACAAAGTACAATGAATTTTTTGGACTTGAAGATGTTATACTTAATAAAGATTATAATCATTTGCCAGTTTTACAAGAAGATATAGTTAAAGCTGGAGAAGCTTCAAAAGCAGAGTCAGAGGGGTTAGAGATAGAATGGAAAAACGGAATGATTACTTTTAATCAATGGCAAAATTCTAAAGGAAGAGACTCTATTTCAGGTATGGATATTTACTATCCAGAATGGTTAAAACAAAATCCAGAATTAAATCAAAACAAAAATAAAGAAGATGTTAAAACTTCATCCGAAGATACAGGAACTAAGAAATAAGGTAGGATATAAACCTATTCACACTTTTATTCCTAATAGAAAAAAATATGAAGGAGCTCCAAAAGAATATAGAAGCCCTGTTGTAGAAGATATTGAAGAGGAAAAAGAAAGTAGGCTTATTAAGCAGTATTTTTGTATATTCGGAATACCAGATGATTATGGAACAGTTCCTATGAAAGGGTGCTTTTCAAAATCAATAAAAGAAAGAGGTCCTAATAGCAAAGCAAGTTACCAAATTACAGTTTTGTGGCAACACAAACAAGACGACCCTTTATGCAGGCCAACTGTATTAAAAGAAGATGAAATTGGTTTATATGCAGAGTATGAGCCAGACGATGTTCCGTCTGGAAACAGATGTATTACTCAAGTTAGAAGCGGAACAATAAATCAAGGTAGTTATGGATTTAACTATGTTTGGGATAAGATGAAATATGATGAAAAGACAGACTTGATATATATGTACGAAGTTGAACTTTTTGAAATATCTCCAGTAACAATTGGAGCTCAAACAGAAACATTTGTAGTTAGAAATTCTCAAGGTCAATACGTTGATGAATTTTTGGAAGACGAAACAGAGGATTTAATAAAACAATTGCCAAGAAAATATCATTTAGAAATACGAAGTATAATATCTCGTCATATATCACTTGCCAAAATGCAGCCGATTGAGCAAAGCAGAAAATCACTGAAAGATGGTAAGCCGAAGCAGCGTAAGGTAGATTACGATTACTTAACAAAAAAATTATAAAACAATGAAAAAAGAGTTATTGAAATTTTCTGACTATAGAATAGTTAGAAACCTTCCAAAATTTAATAGCAGAAGATTTCCTTCTGGTATGAGATTTGCATCAGCTTCTTACAAATCAGATGGAGGCGGAGATGATGAAGATGAACAAAAAGAGCTTTTAGAAAAAATTAAGAAGACTGTTGAAAAACAGCTTGAAGGCAGGGCTAAAAAAGAAGACATTCAAAAAATTACTGAACAACTTTCATTTTTAACAAGAACTAAAAATGAAAAAGGTGAAGTTATCGAAAGTCCTTTCCCTATTGAAGCCTTAAGAGAAATGGCAGACGATAAAACTGGAGTTATGGCTAAGTTAGTTGAAATGGGTGCAAAAATCCAAGAGCAAGAAACAAGGATTGCTCAAAAAGTTAAAGACATGAGTGTAAGATCTCAGGTTGAAGCTTGGCAAAAAACAAATGCAGAGGCTTTAAAAGCTATTGCAGAAGGAAATAAGAGAGAATTGCCAACTCTTGAAATTCGTGCTGTTGATAGCCCTATGCACGTTTCAACAGTAGACTCTGGAAGTTCTCCTTATATAGGAAGAACAGAAGTTGAATCTGGAATAAACGGATTTTTAGTTTATCCAAACGCTTTTTGGGATTTCTTAAAAAAGGGAAGAACAAGCGCAGCAACTTATGTTTGGGTTAATAAAGCTAACAGAGAAGGAGCAGCAGCTTTCATAGGGCCTGGTGTTGCAAAACCTGGAGTTTCTTTTGAAATGGTTGCAGAAACAAGTAACGCAAAGAAAATTGCTGTTAGCGCTAAAGCAGGTACTGAATTATTGCAAGATATAGATGGTATGACAACATTTATTGAGCAAGAATTAAAAGAGCAGTTGTATATAGAAGTTAACTCTAAGTTAATGACTGGAGTTGCATCTTCTACAGTTCCTGCAGGTATTCAAACATTGTCTCAAAACTTTGCTTTTTATACCGAAGCAGCAGCTAACATCAAAACAACTAATCCAAACTACATGGACGCTATCAGAGCTGTTGTTGCAGCTTTAAGAAGCGGAAAGTTAGTTGGAGATGTTACAGTTTTTGTAAACTCAATAGATGCAGCTAATATGGATTTATCCAAAGCTACAGACTCTGGAGTTTATTTATTACCTCCGTTTACAACAAGTAGCGGTCAGGTTATAGCTGGAGCTAGAGTTATCGAAGACCAAAATATACCAGTTGGTAGTTTCCAAGCTGGATTTATGAGATACTACAGAGTATTGATTTACAAAGATTACACAGTATCTTGGGGTTGGGAAAACGATGACTTTACTAAAAACTTAGTAACAGCAGTTGGTGAAACAAGGTTGCATCAATTCTTTAACAGTATACACACTGGAGCTTTCTGCTTCGATACGTTTGAAAATGTAATTACAGCTATTACCAAAGCTTAATTTTTCTTATCATTCTGTTAAAATTTAATCCTACCCTATATTTTTAAATAACAATAAAATTTACTAAAGTGAAAAAAACAATTTTTATAGCTTTATTATTTTTAACAACAATAGCGTTTGGAACAAAAGCTCAAACATCGTTTAAGCAAACAGTTTCAAATCCTACTGGAGTTATAGTTAATACAGCTTCAGATACAATGAATTTAACATTGTCTCAAGGTTATAAGTCTTATTCAATACAACCAATAGTTATAAGAAACTCAGGTACAGCAGCTGGAACAGCTACGCTTTACGCATCTTTAGATGGAGTTAACTATGTTGCTACTGGAGACACTTATACACTAACAAATGTTGCTACAAATACAACGCTTTGGACTGTATCAAAACCAGCTAAATACTTAAGAATTATAGTTGGTGGTGCAACCACAGTAAATGCAACGTGTTCAGCAAAATTTATACAAGGTAATTAATTTTCTTGAAATGTCAAATTTAATAAATAAAACATTCTTTGTAGGTGAAATAATTTTACCTAACTTGCATCTTCAAGCAGAAGAAACTAGGTTAGATTATTTCATCTCAAAGTATGAACCTGAGTGCTTAATTAAAATAATGGGTTATCCATTATACAGATTATTCTTATCTGAAAGTTCTTCAAGGATGAATGATTTATTAAATGGAGCTGAATATCAAGATGGAGAAGGAAATTTCAGAAAATGGAATGGATTAAAGTACGGTACACTAAGTTTAATAGCTAGTTATATATACTTTTACTTCATCGAAAATAATAAAGCTCATACAGTTGGCACAGGAAGTATGATTACAAAAAAAGAGTCTGGCAGTTCAATATCTCCTGCAGACAAAATGACTTTAGCTTGGAATTTTTTCTCAGAAGAAACAAACAAAATGTGTTTCTTTTTGTGGCTTAAAAAAAATCATGATGGAACAAGAGTTTATCCAGAGTTTTCTTATGACCAATACTTAGAAACAAAAAGAGTTTCAAGAAAAATAGACTCGGTATTTCAATTTTAAAAATAACTAAAATGATTGAAGAAGTTTTTATAATAGATGTACTAAAATCTGTTTGCGAAAATATTGTTTTAAAGAAAATTGGAATTACTCCAGATGAGTTTTATGAAATTAATTATGAGCCTGGTACAGCAACTCAAATAATAGACTCATTAATAACTGATGGAAATAACAATTTAAGCGAAAAAAAATATCCTTTAATAGCTTCGGTTATGCCAATAACAGAGAGAAATTCTCTTGGACAATTGGAAGTAACTATACCTAGAATAATCATAGCTTACTATACAAAAACAAATACAAATACAGAATTAGTTTTAGAGAAATATAATTCTGATGGTATTTTGAAAACTATATTAAGGCCTTTACTAAGAGAGTTTTTGAAGAATTTAGCTTTTTCAACTTATACATTATATGGAGACCCAGATATGTATGATTATGAATATAAAGAGCTTTTATCTCAACAAATTCAAAAAGAAGGGTTAAATGATTTTGTAGATATAATAGAGATTAATAATCTAAAAATAATAATTTTTTCACAAATTAAATCATGTTAACATGAGCGCAATAGTAAAAGCTTGTAATGTTACTAACTCTCCTAAAAATACAGGAAAGCAATGTGATACAGCTATGGTAGCTACGGCTATGCTAATAGCTTTGCAAAGAGGTATCGAATTTAACGATACAGATTTGCAAGACCCAGTTCAGTGGCTTACTGACTTAATCCATCAAAAGAAAGCGTTTCCTTTGTTTGGTCAAAATGCACCTATCAGAGAAATTCAAAATGATAGCGAAGGAGACCAAATAGTTACTTTAGACGATGGTTTAAAGGTTTTCTTAAGATACGGATTGTACAACAGAACATTTTCTACCACAAGTGGTGGATTATGCTATGCAGAAGCTTTAAATAGCTTTTTGAACAGCGGGTATGATATTTTAGAAATTGACCAACAAGGTCAGATGCTTGCAAGAAAAAACAGTAATGGTACTTACAGTGCTTTAATTACTGATTTTATGTATAGCCCATCTCCAATGTTGGCAGATTTTAAATCAACTCCATTTAAGAACAGATTTAGCTACAGCTTTAGCCCAACTGAACTTGTTCAAAACGGCATCATATTTAAAGGTGCATCTGCATTATTATCTATGATGGGTTTAATATCGTCCAAAGTAACAGCTCCTATAGCTTCATCAACAACAAAATTAAGAGTTAATGTTTTTACAGAATGCTCTGAAGAAAACTTGTTGACAAGATTTGGAGCTGCTTTAGGAACATTTGCAAACAATTTTGTAGTTGAAAACGTTGCTGCATTAGGAACTCCAGTTGTAATATCTGGAGCTGCTATAGTTTCAAATGTTATTGAATTAACTGGAACATTTACATCAGCCGCTACATACAGAGTTTGGGGTGCAAATCCAACTGTTTGGCAGACAAACAATGTTGAAGGTTATGATGCAAGCGAAAACTATGTAGATATATTGATACCATAGTAAATTAAACTTTCAAAGCTAACTAGCCGCTACAGTAAATTGTAGCGGCTTTTTGGGTGAAAAAAATATAAACTATGGCACGTAAATTAATCTCTGGTGTAGGTGTAGAAATTGACGCTTTCAAAGATTGTAAAACAATTGAAGAAATTAAAAAGTCAGAAATATTCTCTCACTTATCATCAAAAGAGCAAGAAAACGCTTATAATGAATTAGCTCAAGAAATTGGAGTTGATTTAGATTTAGGCTAAATTAAAAACCAGTTATATAATATGGCACTTAATAACTTTTTTAGAAAAATAGAAGCTATAGAAATGTTTGATATAGAGTCTGAAACTATAAGTATAATAAAAGAGCATAGCTATTATATAACTGGTTTATTAAGACTTCAATTACAGTCAGGTAAAGATGCTAATGATGAAAATGTAACTATATTTGGTAGAGATTTTTATTCAGATGCAACAATACAAGATAAAAGATATAATGGAGTTGGACTTGGAAAAGAAACTGATTTTATAACAAACTACAGCTCAGGGTCTTTTTATATGTCATTAAAAACAGTTGTAGAAGGAAGAGTTTTTAGAACAGAAAGTGATTTGCCATACTTTTCAGATATACTTAAAAGAAGTGGAAACGTTATAATGAAATTGAATAAAAATCACCTTCAAGAATTTAGTAAAGAAATATTGATACCAGAGTTAAAAAGAAGATTTAAACAAAAAGTTAAATAATGACTTACGAAAAATGCACAATAAGTCAGTTTATGAACGCTTGGTTTAACCAAGACTTTTCTTTAATAACAAAAGAACAATTTGTGTTAATATATTCAGAGTATTTAGATACTTCTGGATTATTTTTAAATGAAGATTTTGAAAGACAAGGATATATACAGCATTTAAACTCTAGAATTAACTATGTTAAAATGTTTGTTAAACTTCAAAGAGATTTTATAAAATGCTTTGATATGCCTTTTATTAGAGATTTTGAGTTTTTTAAAGATAAATACGGACATTTTCTTTTGTGGAAAAATGACAAAGATGATTTTGAACAACAACTGAAAAAAGTTGAGATGAGAGAGTTGAAAAATCAATCTCAACTTGAAATAAAATTAAAAGAATTAGAAGATTTCAGAAAAAGTAAAGGAAAAGATAAAATTGAGCAAACAAGTGAAAAAAGTTTAAAAGAAAGTAGAATATCGTTTATAAAGATGTTAAACTCTCTTGGTAAAATAGGTTATATTATAGATAAAAATTCAACTACAATTGAAGAATTATCAATAATGATTAAACAACAATTAGAAGAAAATAAATCATAAAATGGCAGGAGAACAAGATATACTATCGCTTGGTCTTAATATAGACTCTTTTAATGCACAAAAGAAAAAAGCGTTAAATGAGTTTATATCTATATTTGACCAGTTGTCAAAATATGATGGAAAAATATTTAATCCAGTTTTGGGAGACGGTCTTACACAGTTTAATAAGTCTATACAAGAAACATCTAAGTCTATTGATACAATTAATTCAAAGTTAGATTTATTAAATACAAGCCTTTCAAAAAACTCTCAAGTATCTAACTCTGTATCATCATCTACAAAAAATTTAACATCTGAAAAAAAATCTCATTCTTCAGCTACAGTTAAAAATACAAAAGATATAGATGATAATACTAAAAAAATATCTTCTCAAATAACAGAGTATGATAAGTTAGTAAAAAAGGTAAAAGAGTTAGAGATTGCATATAAGTCATCTGTATACTCAACTGGTAAAAAAAGCCCTCAATCAATATCCCTTGCAAGTGAATTTAATGCAGCAAATGCAGAGCTTACAAAAGTAGAAAAAACTTTTAGTAAAACAACAAACGCTGCAAGCACTTTTGGAAAGATGCTTTCTGAAAATTTATCTGGATTAAGGAATATAGCTTATATACTTCCAGGAATTGGACTTGCTGGTATATTCAATTTAGCTTACGAAGCTGTTGGAGCTCTAATAGATGAGATGGGTGTATTAGGAGAGTCTGAAGAAGATATAATAGCTAAAAATGAATTACTAGCAAAATCTTATGAAATGCTAGAAAAAACAATAAAGGCTACATCTGAAGCTTCTAGATTTCTTTATGCAGACTCTGAAATAGATGGACTTGAAAGAGTTTTATCGTTATTAAAAGCTACTGGAATTGAAAAAGGTGTTACACTAAATCAATCTGTAATAAATGCAAAAAGAGCTTTAGATTTAGACCCTATAGGTCAAAATGGAGGAAAGTTAGCTAACGGAGAAAGCTCTATAGCTTTACTTAATCAACAAATAGAAAAAGATGGAGAACTTCTAAAATCGTCATTCCAAAGAGTTTTAAAAATAAAACTTCAAGGAATAAATAATATTTATGCAGATAACCTTTCAGAAAAAGAATTTAAAAAAGCTTTAGAAAATTCTGAAAAAGAACTTGAAGAAAGGCAAAAAAATTATGACGCATCTAAAAAATCTTTAATAGATTACAATACAGCTGTTTCAGATCTTGCTAATGCAAGAGCTGAGCTTGAAAAATTTAATGCAGACCAAGAAAGAAAAAATATAGTAGAAACTGCAAAATCTAATTTATCAGTAATAATACAAAAAAATAGAGATATACTTTCAAACGAAAGGTCTACAGAAGAAGAAAGAAAAAAAGCTATACTTAGAATAAAAGAACAAGAAGATATTTTAGCAAAAATAAATAATTTTAATATAATATCTAACAACTCTTCAACTCCTAAAGAAAAAAATACTGCAGATACAGTTCTTAAAAACGAAAAACTAAAAAATGAATTAGATTACAATGAGAAGCTAGATAAAATACAAACAGAGTTTTATCAAAGATATATAAAATCATTAACATCTTTATCTAAACTTGAAATTGAAGCTGAAGCTGTAAAAAATGAAAGAATATATAAGAATGATGAAAAAACTTTAGAAGAAAGACTTTTATCTTATTCAAAATATATATCAGCTAGACAGTATATCCAAGATAAAGAATTTGAAAGAGATATACAAAAAGGTGCAAAAGAAAAAGGAGGAAAAACATCTCTTACAAAAGAAGAGAAAGATGAAATAAAAGGAAATAGAGATAATCAAAAAGCTATTATACAAGCAGATGTAGAAAAGCAGGTTTACGACATCGTATATTCTTCTTTGCGGAAACAATTAAAAGCTGTTATAGATGCTAACTTCTTACAAGAAGAAGAAAATAAAAAAGCTTATGCTAAAGAATTAAACGATTTAAACAAATCGTTTGAGGAAAAATTAATTTCTTACAGAAAGTATAAAAAAGAAAGAGAAAGGATTGATAAGACTTATACAAGGTCTGGATATGACGAAGCTATAGAAGATGATAAAAACGATATAAAAAGACTTGAAGACCTTCTTGAAAAAGAAAAGCAAATGTTAAAGAAAGCAGAAGGAGAAAAAGAGTCTGCTGCAATAGGTCTTGATTATACAAAAAAATCTGGAGACGGAAATTTAGGTGATGCTCAAGAAGGATACGATAGGTCTGTTGGAGAGGTTAATTCAATAAACGATGCAATAATTGAAGCAGAAAAAGAACTTCAAAAAGCAAAAGAAAAACTTGATGACGACGAATTAAAAAGAGCTAAATTAAAATACGACCAATTAATAGCTTATCAAAAAGAGTACGCTGCTAATAATAAGGAAATAATAGAAGCTTTATACAATTTTATAAAAACTGCTGTTGATGCAGATTATGAAAGAAAGATTGAAGCTGAACAACTTAAAAGAGAAACATTTAATGAGTCTTACGATAACGAAATTAATGCTGTAGAAAAGTCTTCGTTATCATCAAAAGATAAAGCTGCTTTGGATATACAATTGCAAACTCAAAAAGATGAAGCTAATAAACGTTCAGTTAAAGAAGAAAGAAAGCTTAAACATGACCAAGCTGTAGCTGATAGAGCTTTGAATGTTGCACATACTTTATGGAACACTCAAGAAGCTGTAAGCGCTGCATTAACAATACCTCCTCCAGCTGGAGAGATATTAGCTGCACAAAGAGGTATATTAGGTGCTATACAGGTTGCAACAATATTGGCTACAAATATACCATCTTATGAATTTGGTACTGAAAATCATCCAGGAGGATTAGCTAGATATGCTGAAAAAGGAAAGCCAGAGATGGTTGTTGAGCCAGGAAAAGAGCCTTATGTTGCATTAAGAGAGTCTATATCTTATTTACCACCACATACTAAAGTTATACCTCTTGTTGGAAATTCTCCAATATTTGAAAAGTATGAAAAAGATGAAAGTTGGATGCAAACAAGATTTTTAGCAAAACAAATAGCTAAAAGTAATAAAGATGTTAAAAACGTTATACATAATACAGTAAAAATAGATTTAGGTTTTGAAAGTTATAAAAGAACAATACTAGGAAACTAATGAGGCACTTAAAAAATATATACATATTTATTTCTGATAAAAGCAAGAAATTCTACAAAGCTGTTCAACAAACAGACGGTAGCTATGCTATATCAAAACAGTCTTCACCTTATCCTATAAAGTATAATCCCAAAAACATTCTTGAGTCTGAAATAGAGTTTGCAACAAACAGAAATTATTTTTCATTAAATAGAAGCATATCATATCCATTAGAATTTATAAAAGATGGAGCTGCTATATTAAGAGAAATATATTATAAAGGAAAAGGCTCTAATGAATTAGCTTACATAACAATACTTGAGTGGAATGGAGAAACTAATTTATATGATTTATCTTATAAAGGCAGAATTGATTTTACACAAAAGAAAGAAGACCCTAAAAGTGGAGTATTTACTGTAAGCACAGTTGATGACTCTGCATGGGGACTACTTTCTCAAAATGATGATATAGAATACGCTATAGATTGTTCACGTACAAACACAAAAGCTGTTAAAGTTTTAATAGATAGTATAACGTTAAAAAATAACTATACATTTCAAACTGTAAATGCAGCTATGGTTCCTAGTGGAGCTTATGGAATATTTCATATTTGCAATTTCCTTGAGGTAAATCAAGATGGAACAAGTTATGGTATAATTACAAAAAATAATACATCGTTAACTTTAACAGACCCAGACTTTTCAGACTATATACAGTTTTCAAAAGGAGGGTTTTTTATGTCTTTTAAGTCTATATTAAATATAAATATATCTGGAAAAATAAAGTTTCATCAGGATAGATACGACAGAGTTGAATTTTTTATATTTAGCTCAAGAAATTATCCAACAAGTTATGTTCTTCATTCTGCATATAATAATACTGGAATATATGAAAGTAGTTTTAACTTAAATATAACAGTACAACCTCAAGAATATTTGTATTTGGTTTGTAGAGTTACTATTGGTTCTGGAACAGTTGTAACTCCTATAGTTACAAATATAATAATATCAACATCAACAAAAGCAGACCCTGTTATATCTTATGCACTAAGACCTTTGGATTTACTAAACGAGATAGTTGAAAAAGCTACATTTGGAAGATATAGTATAAACAGCAATTATTTTTCTGTAAATAATAGAAGCGTTTGTTTGTCTGGAGACTCTATAAGAGGCATTCAAAATTCTTTACTATACACATCATTTAAAGACTTTTTTAAAACATTTGATTGCTTAAATTTTATGGCTTTAAAAGAGATTGGAGACGATTTGTTTATAGAAAAAGCCGACTATGTTTATGGAAACAATAATATAATTTTAGATATAGGAGAATGTATTGACTTAGAAATAATACCAGCTAATGAATACTTCTTTAATCAAATAGAAGTTGGTTCAAAAGATATTGATTTTAGAAGACCAGCAGGCAGATTAGAATTTAATTCTACAAATACATTTAGCCTTCCATTTTATAATGTTTCTAAAAAAATGGATTTAATATCAAAGTATAGGCTTGGGTGTTATGATGTAATGTTTTTAATACTTGACCATTTAGGTTTATCTACAAAAGATAATACTGGTGATAAATCAGTTTATGTTTTAGATATATCTGACGAAAAACAATACGCTATAGACCAGATAGAGAATTTTGAAAATATTAATATAAATAATGCAAGTTTAGCTCCATTAATAAAATACCCTTTAACAAACTCTACAATAACATATAATAAACCAGTTTTAAGAGGGTTAGCAAGTCCTTCAACTTTAGTTAATATATATATTGATGGAATTTTAGAAGGAAATTGTACATCTGATGCTAATGGAAACTGGGAATATTTTATATCTTCTCCTTTATCTGAATTTATAAGTGGAGTTCAAACTGGAGAGCACGTAATAAACGCAACTTATTCAGATTTACTAAATCCATTTGATGAAATAAATGTAGTTATAGATATAGCAAATCCAGTTTCATCTGGTTTTATATATCCATCTGTAGATGATACTATATATAATAACAAACCTTTAATAAAAGGTTTTGGACAGTTTGGAGAAAATATAGACTTATATTTAGATGGAGTTTTGATAGGAAGTACTACTTGCGACCAATCGTGCGGATGGAGATTTCAATCTGGATTAATAAATAATGGAGTAAGAGATTTAAGAATAGGTTTATCAGGTGCAACCATTTCTTTTGAGGTAGATACAGATGTTGAAGTTCCTCTTATAACTTATATTGAAGGAGACTTTGACGGATTTACTATATTTAATAATTTGCCATTAATTAAAGGAGTTGCACGCCCAAATGAAACTGTTAATCTATTTTTAGATTATATATCTTATTATCCACTTGGAACTACAATTGCAGACGCTAATGGAAACTGGGAATATCAAGTAGTTCCAGTTACGTATATAGATATATTAAGTGGATTGCCTGTAGTTTTGGCTCCTATAAAAAATGGATTAAATATAATAAGCACTGGACTTGTTGTAGCTACAGCAAGTATAGGTACAAAAGGATATAAGCTAAATAGACCAAACTATAGTTTAATATCAGGAGTTATAGACAATACAGTTTTTAATGTAGAATTTTCTCCAAAAAGAATGTTGGATGCTAGAAAATCAATGCTTGCATCTATAATGAATATGCAAAGAACCGATTTAATAGAATTTCAAAAGTCTACTAAAAACGGTAATTTAAAAACAGTATTAAACGGAATTGCATTTTCAGAGTCTGATGATATAAAAGCTTCTGATTTAGGAGAACCTTTAGCTATACTTGAATACGCACAAATAAAAACAAAGACAAAACAATCTTTTGCTAAAACATTAAAGAATTTTAATAATGCAAGTATTATAAAATCAAGATTTAGAGGAAACGATATATTTCTATTGCCAATAGGAAATATGAAGATGTCTAATATAAGAAGCGATGTTCAAGAGTGGAAATTATTAGTATCACCTTTAACAAGTTATAACACATTGCTTAACCTTTATAAAAATGGCTTAACAATTACAATCATGCAAAACTCAGTATTTCATAGCGATTACAACTCATTACATTTCTTTAAATACGATTTTGAGCAATTACAAAAGTATAATACACTAGAAATGTATGATGAAACTTTTAGTAAAAGAAATTCACAATGGAGTCAAAATCCTAAATACTTGCAAAAGTTTCAAAAGACAGATGTAATAAAAGACCAGATAATAACTAAAGGTCTATCTCAATTACAATTAAGAATTTTTAAATGCGGAAGCGATATACCTTATAAAGTTTATGATTATGAAGCAGTAAATCCAGCTCCTATACAATCTCCAGAAGTTGTGCTTGATACTGAAATTGATTTTTCATTATATCAAGAAGGTAGATATTACGCTGTTTTAAGTTGTAAGTCAAATACTGGAGTTGTTGGAAATATAGTACAAATAAACGATTACACCGTTTCTTTTGAGGCTTTAGGAGAAATAATAGTTGGAGATAAAGTTTATGCAGATATAATTATAGATGGAATTTTACATAGATTTATATCAACAGTATTAGCTGGATGGACACTGTATAATGTTACAGATGATTTGCAAGCTCAAATGATTTCTAGTGGAATTTTTGTATATGTAAATAGAACTGTAAATGTAGTTGAATTATCTGTTGTAGCAACATCTTCTATTTCTGCATTAGTTTACTCAGGGCTTTCAGTAACTTATTGTGCAATGTCTGAATTAATAGATATTAAGCAATACCATAGAAATACAATATTGATAGAGTCTAGAAATTCAATAAACTTAAACTCTCATTTTTACTCAAGTGGTATATCGTCTGTTATAAGGGTTGAAGGATTAGTTAAAAAGTTACAACCAGATGTTACTGCTATGTCAGCTAGAAATGAAATAGGAGACTCAACATTAATACATTCTATAGTTTCAAAAAAGAGAAATATAAGATTTGGAACAGCTTATGGATTACCAGACTATTTGTATTTAAAGATAGCTAACTGTTTAACACTTGACGATTTAAAAATAGAGGGAGAGAATTATACACTTTATGAAGATGAAAAAATAAATCCTTCAGAAGATGTAGAAGGGCATCCACTATATTATTACAATGTTAATTTAGCTTTATCTGAAAATTTAAAAGGATTTGTATTTCCTGGAGCTGGTACATCTAATGTTGAAGGAGTTACACTTGTTGTTGATGCTACTGCTTTTGGTATGCCAACTGGTTCATTAATAAATATAGATTTAGAATAGATTGATATATTTGACAAATAAGGCGTTTTTATGTTGTTTTATATCAATATACCAAACGAAAATAAAACGGCGTGGAACGGCATAAAAAAGGCGTGGAACGGCATAAAAATATTTATTAACATTGAAATTTTTACACAAAAAATCGTTAACTTTACAAAACAATTTAAAAAATGCCTACTGTAGTATTAAACGCATATAGCAAAGCTTATCCATTTATAACTAATAGGATAAGAGCTTCTGTATATTTGCAAACAGACCCACAGTCATTAATTGCTACAATTATAGACACAACAGCTGGTCATCCTCAAAGAATATACAGCTTTCCAGGATTACCTAGAAATAACTACGGATTTTCGTTAGACGAAATAAATGGAGCTGGAGTTGTTATAAATAACTTAGCTTTATTTGATGTTGTTCCTGGTCAAATAGATGGTTTATTAACTAGAAATGATGAGCAAATACAAGTAGACACTACTCCTGGATTTACTTCTGGAGAAAATACTTTTGTTTTTGATGGTACAGAAACAGCTCCAGGTTCAGGAATATTTAAACCGAATTATATTGGATGGGAGATAGTTCCAAGTGAATTAACTGGAAGAGGGATACTTGTTAAAAATTCATTAGATTATTCATGGGATAAAGATACTGGAATTTTTACATTGTTACAAAGCGGAGATGTTTTTCAGGTTGGAACTTACTATAATATACATTTTAATCCAATACAAAATCCAGCTGGAGGAAGTTATCCAACAATAAAAGATTTTGAAACAATATTAGTAACAGCAACTCAAACACTTGATGTTTCTGTATTTGGTAAAAAATTAATAGCTGAGCCAGTTGGTGATTATATAGAATTAACTTTACCTCCAATATCAACTTGTCCAAGTGGAAGGCCTTTAATGATTGAAGTTGGAGGTACTGGAGTTAGATGTGTAAAGGTTATACAGGACGGTTCTGACAATATCCAGTTCTTAAGAGGTAATATTTTTATAAACTCAAATGAGTCTTTAACAATATACAAGTTTGTTAGGTCTGCTGGAGTGTTTGAATGGAGAGTTTCTGAAGCTGACGGAAATTTTAAAACAGTTGGTCAATTAGTTTCTGAAGATTTTACACAAAGTGATGTAATAAACAAAAAAATATTAGATGGTTCATCTGAAGATGTTTTAAAATACGCTAGAATATATAATGAAGTAGTTTTAAATTTGCCAATAAATCAAGTAGTAGATTATGACGTTTGGGCTACTGGAAATAATAAATATTTTTACTCAAAAGCTAACTCATCAAATCCGTTAAATTCTGGAAAATTTCATTTCCCAGATAGAAGAAATTTATTTGAAAGAAATAATAACACTGGAAAAGCTGGAGATTATTATGCAGATACAGTAAATAATACTGGTGTAAAAATAACAGTTAATCAAGGTAATAGCTATACTGGAAATGGAGGTCCTGGTATAGTTGGTAGAGGTTCTAATTCTCCAAATACATTCGATATACCAGTTACAGGAATTAGTACTGGAAGTGAAACAATGCCAAAACATTACTTAATAAATAAATACGTTTTAATATGAAAAAAACAGCAATTTTAGTTTTATTAATTTTTATTTGTGGACTATCTTTTTCTCAAGGAATTTATACTCCTACAAATCCTACTACTTATGGAAATAAGACAAACAGGTCAAAAGCTGACAGTGCACAGCATATTCCAGAGAAAGTTTCGCTTGTTAAAAATACAGGAGATACAACAGCTCAAATATTTTATAACAAATTAGATAGTTCTGTTTGGGCTTATTCAAAAGCGAGAGGGTACTTTAAGTTAAGCGGAGCGGCTGCAATATCTGTTGATACATCTAGTTTATCAAACAGGATTAATCTTAAAGTTGACAGCGTTACAACTATAAACGACTCTTTATTTTACCATATCGGAGGCGTTCATATTTGGAGCGGATTTCATGGAGGAGGAGGTTCTGATAATGCTAAATGGAGTAAATCTGGCGACTCTATTACAATCGGTCAGTTTATAGGAACAACAAATGCAGAGAGTTTAATATTTAAAACTAATAACCAATTCTCTGGAAGTATAAATGAAAATTCAGGAAGCGTTTCGTTTGGTAAAAATTCTTATAGCAATACTACAGGAAATTTAAACACAGCAATTGGATATGTTGCCTTGCAGAATGGTAGCTCAACAAATGATTACAATACAGCAATCGGTGCTTATTCTTTAAACTCGTTATCAGGTGGGAGTAAGCACGATAATACAGCAATTGGCTACGCTTCATTGGAAAGTAGTAACGCAAATAATAACGTTGGGATTGGTACTTACGCAGGAAAATACAGCACTTCAATAAGTAATCAGATTTTTATTAATAATAAAGATAGAAGTTCATATACTGGAGATACATCACTTAGTCAAATATGGATGTACGAAGACCCTGTAATAGGCCAGAGAATAAAAGTAAACGGTAATTTACAAATTAATAACGGTACTCAGGGAGTAGGAAAGATTTTTGTAAGTGATGCTAACGGAATTGGTAGTTGGCAAACGCCAGCAAGCGGAGGTACAGATACAATCACAAACGCAGGCTTTGCATTGTCAAAAACAATACTGGCCAATTCTATAACCCTAAATTTTGATAGTAGTGCTGGCTTCCATACGCAAGACTATAATGTAACACAGTTTGGTAGTTTAACGCAACAGAATGCGAATATAGCGGCAATAGCACAAAGGCAACTATATTCAGATACATCAACTTACGATGCAACAAGATCTTGGGTAGAGCAACATGGTTATTTAACTTCTGAAGCCGACCCTTTAGCCGCTAAAAAAGCTAACAATTTAAGCGACTTAACAAACTTAGATATAGCACTTACAAATTTAGGAGTGACAGGTTTGGGTAAAAATATTATTACCGATGCCACTGTTAATTCAGTGCCTACGTATATTAAAAGAAATGCCGATAATTCTGTTACTTGGTTAGATGACGCTTCGTTTAGAACTGCAATAGGTGCAGGCACAGGAGCAGGAACGGTTACAGCAATTGGCGTAACAACAGCCAATGGAGTTAGCGGAACAAGTAGCGGTGGCACAGCTCCAAACCTTACTATAAGTTTAGGTGATATTACGCCAA